TCAACCGGGCAATGTTGTTATAGGTGGAGGTGCTGATGCATCTCAATCTAACTTTCCTACTTCATCTGTTAGTTCTGCTCCTGCTAGTTACACTTATACTACATCATCTGCTACTGGTGCAAAAGATGGATTCTCTTATGGATTACAGATGGGTGGCCCAGTTGATATGCAAACAGCAGACAACTTAGAAATGGTTAATGAGCCGGGTAAAGATAGTTCTGGTGTAGCTGATGATGTTCAAAGACAATTAGATGAAGGTGACTTTGTTATTAATGCACCTGCTGTAAAACAAGCAGGCAAAAGTGACATAGAAAAAATGATTAACAAAGCTGTTGGTGAGTTACAAAAGAAAGGTGTAAAACTTGACTTTGGAAAAATAGCAGAAGATATTGATAAAGCAATTGCTACACTAGTTAGTAATGGAGAAGTTATTATACCAAAAGTAATAGCAGAACAAATTGGCTACGATAGATTAGAGAAAATAAATAATCGTGGTAAAGATGAAGTAAAAGAAATATCAGAAGAAAGAGAACAGATACAACAACAACCTAGACCACAGGGCATGATGGGGATGGGTGTACAAATGGGTGGTCAAATAAATTTAGACGAAAATAAAAATCAACCTATAGCTGTACCAAGAGAAAGTTTTGCAGGACAAAGTTCGGTAGGTAGAAGATTACTATCACCTATGTCTCCAGAAGCACAAGATGATGAAGCAGAATTAGCTAGTAGGTCACAAAGTTTTGAAGGATTTTTAAGACCTATAAAAATGCAAACGGGGAGTGTTATAGGTTTTACGGATGAAGAATTTGATAATCTTATTATGAAAGAAAGTTCTGGTGACCCAAAAGCAGAAGGTGATAAAGATACGGGTGATACTGCCGTAGGTTTAACACAGGTTAGAAGCCTAGCACTTCAAGATGTAAATAAAGAATTAGGAACTAATTATACAAAAAATGATTTAATGAATCCAGAAATTAGCAAGTTAGTTGGTAAAACATATCTTAATCAGCAATTAAAAAAATTTGGAAGTAAAGAATTAGCATTAGCGGCGTATAATCTTGGCCCCGGTAATGTACAAAATATAACTAATGGAAGCATGCTAAATTATTACAAGTTACCTAACAAAGTAAAAAGTTATGTTAGTACTATTCTTGATAAAGTAATTCCAGAAGTAAGACCAAAACCCCAAAAATTAAAATCTGGTGACAAAGTAAAATCTCAAGAAGTTGCAAGAGATTTAATAGCAAAAGAATTAAAAGAAGAGTTAGTACAAAATATGTCTAACAAACAACAACAAGTAACAACTGGATTTTTAGCAGTAGCAGATACTTTATCAAAGATTGCTAGTGATAAAATTTTATCCGGTGAGTTTAATGTAATGGGCGGTAAATTGCAAGTAGGAGCAAACCCATCTGGAACTCAAGGTTACTTAGGATTTTCAAAAAATTTTTAAACAGTTTCCCGATGGATAATCGGGATTAGTGTACGGCTACTCATACATTAGGTATGACCCCTATGCACTTAACAACCAAATCGGCTACTCGCATATTGCGACCCCGAAGGAGGAAACATGGCTCAAGCGAAAGCTAAAGAAGCTGAACTACAAAGTAAAGAAAACGAGGTTGTCGAAGAAAAGTCAACTCTATATAAAAATGCATATCATAAAGATTTGGATAAAGAAGTAGAAGACCCAAGACAGGCTGTACAGGACACCGATGAGGCTACTCCTGAAGAAACAGGTTTCATTACAAAAAATGAAACACAACCTAACCATGACTATAAGAAAAGATATGATGACCTTAAAGCTCATTATGATAGAAAGCAAAACGAAAGTAAGCAAAAAACTGAAGAGTTAGAAGCTAAACTTAGAATTGCAGAAAAGAACAAGGCTATGGCGAACTATGTTCCGCCAAAGACTGATGATGAACTTATTGAGTTTAAGAAAAAATATCCAGACGTATATGATGTGGTAGAGACAATATCTCAAAAACAAGCTACACGACAAGTTGAATCTCTACAAAAAGAGGTAGAAACGCTTCGTAAAAGAGAAGACGATTTGATTGTGCAGAGTGCGTATAGAGAGTTGTTAAATGCTCACCCAGACTTTACTGAAACAAAAGATACACCAGAATTTTTAGAATGGTTAGATGGACAACCTCCATCAATATCAGATGGTGTAACTAAAAACAATAAAGATTCTAAATGGGCAATTCGTGTTCTAGATTTGTACAAAGCGGACAAGGGTTTAAGCAAAAGCAAACCCAAATCAAATGCTAGTGCGGCAGAAAGTGTGACAAGGACAAAGGCCAAGTCTGTAAACGTTGATGGCAACACTAACAAGAAAGTTTGGAAGGCATCCGAGATTCAAAAGATGAATCCTGCGATGTATGAAAAGTACGAGAAGGAGATTGATTTAGCTTTTAAAGAAGGCAGAATTGATACTCGTGCTTAAACTTAACCTTAAAGGAGAACTAAAATGGCTATATCAGCATCTGCGGGTTATGACAATTTACCTTCGGGCAATTGGCTACCTAGCATTTATTCGCAAAAAGTTCTCAAGTTTTTCCGAAGAAGCTCTGTTGTTGAGGGTATCACTAACACTGATTACACAGGAGAAATTGAAAACTACGGCGACACGGTAAGAATCATTAAAGAACCGGCAATTACGGTTCAATCTTACACAAAAGGTTCTCAAACTAATCTACAAAATATTGCAGATGACCAAACTACTCTTGTAGTTGACACTGCAAATTATTTTGCTTTCAAAGTAGATGATATTGAAGAAAGACAATCACATATTAACTTTGAAGCATTAGCTACCTCTTCTGGTGCTTATGCTCTAAAAAGAAAATATGATAGAGATGTCTTAGAAGATATATCAACTACTTCTGGTATTAATGCAGGTACATCTGTAACTGCTAACACTGGTGATTTAGCATACAGTGTAATTGCAGAAGCGGCTAGAAAACTAGACGACCAATCTGTACCAGAAGAAAATAGATGGTTTGTAGCACCTCCAATTTTTTACGAACAACTATCTGCGGCGGCATCAAAAGTTATGGATGCGTCTGTAATGGGTGATGGCGTTTCAGCGTTGCGTAATGGATTGGTAACAACTAAATCTATTGCAGGAATGAGCCTGTACAAATCAACAGCATTAAATATTTCTGGAACTGACATTATTACTGCATCTGGCACTTCAAACGAGTACTATGTATTAGCAGGTCATATGTCTTCTACTTCAACTGCTTCGCATATTGCGAAAACAGAAGTTGTAAGAGACCCAGATTCATTTTCTGACATTGTTAGAGGATTGCATGTTTATGGTAGTAAGGTTTTAAGACCAGAAGCTATCGTAAGAACTGCAGTTGTTCTAACATAATATAGGAGGATTAAATGACAACTTATAGTAAAGTTACAGGCGGAACAGCCGGACATCCTTCTACTAGAAGAAAGCCTTATTGGGTTGAAAACACAGTTGATTTATCACTGTTTGACCCTGCGGCTAACGACATAGTACAGGTATTAAACGTACCGGCTGAGACTCTAGTTATTAATGCAGGAATTGAAGTACTAACTGCTTCACCATCAAGTGTAACACTTGACGTAGGTGACGGTGGCGATGTAGATAGATTTGTTGATGGTTTAGACTCAACGTCTACAGGTCATGGTGCTCAAGTAATTAACGCTTCAAATGTAGGACATGTATATGGTTCTGCTGACACAATTGATGTCAAAGTGTTAGGTGCACAAGACACTGCAAGTAAGCTCAGAGTATGGGCAGTTATGTGTGATATTAGCGGTTCAGATGAAACTGCTTCTAACAGCTCATAATTTTAACTAATAATGGGGGCCTTTGTGCCCCCTTTACTGTATGTCCAAGTATTATTGTTCTGTGTATGACAACATAGAAAAAAGATTTAGTTCTACAAATAATGCTGATGGTTGTTGGGAATCATCACGACTTGGATTAACAAAAGATTATTTTCCCGGTAATCCTAACAAAAGATTTATTATAAATAATAAACTTGAAATAATGTTTTGGGAACCAAAAAAATGTTCTGATAATATTATGAGACCATTGGGAATAGAAGAGTGTACTTTTATTTGGAATGAAAATACAAATAAGTATGATGGGGAGTGTACGCAGTGTGGTCAATGTTGTGGACTACACACAAATAAACCTTGTAAATACTTAAAAAAATATGACTGAAGAAACTGGAAAAATATGGAATATGACTGCTAGTCAAAAAAAAATTCAATTTTTTGATGAAAGCAAAGAAGACTTAGAAAAAAGAATAGAGAAGATAGAAAATAAATTAGATAAACTTTTAAAGCTACTGGAGGATAAAAGTGATTAGACCTTGTGATTGTGGAAAAGAAATAGAATGTACATGTATGCCATGCACAGATTGTGGTGCATTAAGAATGTCTGATTGTGTCTGTCCAGAAGACTGCGATACTTGTAGTGCCTAAAGAACTAAAAAAAAGATTAAAGAAACAAGCTAAAAAGCTTAAACTTAGTAAAAAAGGAACTGATGCATATGTATACGGCACTATGCAGAAGATAGAAAAAAGCCGTAAAAAAAGTAGGAGAAAAAAATGAAACATGGAATGAAACCTAAAAAGAAAATGTACGGTGGTGCTATGAAAAAGAAAAAAAAGAAATTAGCTATGGGTGGTAAACCCGATTACATTGATTTAGATAAAGATGGTAACAAAACAGAGTCTATGAAAAAAGCTTCTATGGACATGAAAAAAACAACTAAAGCTATGTATGGCGGTGCTATGAAGAAAAAGAAAAAAATGATGGGCGGTGCTATGAAGAAAAAGAAAACTATGTATGGCGGCGGTATGATGATGAAATCTAAAAAAAAGATGATGTATGGCGGTAAAAAGAAAAAGTAAGTCTACTGTAAATAAAGCAGGAAACTATACTAAGCCTAGTATGCGTAAAAAAATATTTAATCGCATAAAAGCACAAGCTTCTCATGGAACTGCGGCAGGTAAATGGAGTGCAAGAAAAGCACAAGCACTAGCAAAAGCTTACAAGAAAGCAGGTGGAGGATACAAATAATGGCTGAAACAAAAACCATAAAAGCACCTAAAGGGTATCATTTTATGAAAAATAAAAGTGGTATAAAACTTATGAAACACAAAGGTAAGTTTGTTGCTCATAAAGGTGCATCTCTTACTTTAAAATTACCAATACAAAAAAGACATGGCTCTAGCTAAGTCTCAAAGAAGTTTAAAAGCTTGGGGTAAACAAAAATGGAGAACCAAGTCTGGTAAAAAATCTAGTGTAACTGGTGAAAGATATTTACCAGAAAAAGCTATAAAAGCATTATCTGCAAAAGAATATGCGGCTACTACTAGAGCTAAAAGAAAAGCTAAGAAAAAAGGTAAACAAGTTTCAAAACAACCAAAACGAATAGCTAAAAAAACGGCGGCTTATAGGAGGTTTTCATAATGGCTAGAAAAGGATTATATGCAAATATTCATGCAAAAAGAAAGCGTGGAGAAAAAATGCGTAAGAAAGGTGCTAAAGGTGCACCAACTGCGGCAAATTTTAGAAGAGCTAAACAGACAGCTAAAAAATGAGGAAAGAACATAAGAACCCTAAAGGTGGACTTACTGCAAAAGGTAGAGCATACTTTAAAAGAAAAGAAGGTTCTAACTTAAAGCCTCCAGTTAAACGGGGTGTTAATCCACGAAGAATTTCTTTTGCCGCAAGATTTGCAGGGATGAAAGGCCCGATGAAAGATGAAAAAGGTCGCCCCACTAGAAAGGCACTAGCACTTAGGAGATGGGGTTTTCGTTCAGTAGAATCCGCTCGTAATTTTGCAAATAGACACAAGGGCAAGAAAAGGAAAAAAACTTGACAGAACAACGATTAGCGATACAATAAACAAAGGGAGACATGGCTACAACTTATTTAACATTAGTAAACAATGTATTAAATGAACTTAATGAATCAGAATTAACTTCTTCTAGTTTTTCTAGTAGCAGAGGTATTCAAACATCAGTAAAAAAGTTTGTTTTAAAAGCTACTCACGAAGTTTACAATAGCTTATCGGAGGTGCCAGATTTATACAAA